TCCACAGTTCTTTCATCTTCAACCTCTTCTTTTTTAGGTTCTTTTTTAGGTTCTTTTTTAGGTCGTTGTTTAATAGAGACATTTTTTTTAACTGGTTCAGTTGAAGGTTCATCTTCTTCTAATTTATCAAATTTTACTTCTTTTTTAGGTTCAATAAAAATAGATTTATTTAGTTTTTTAGGTTTAGAACTTTTTTTAGGCTCAACAGGCTCTTCCTTTTTAGGCTCTTCCTTTTTAGGTTCTTTTTTCTCTCGTTTTTTTCGTGGCTTTTTTTCTTGAGGTTTATCAGTATTAGCACGTTCCGATAATAAAGCCAACATTTCAGGTTTTTTCATACTAGAATATCCTTTCACTCCCATACGTTTCAATAATTTTTTAATTTCTGGAATAGTAATTTTGAGAGAAAACCCTTGAAAATCTACCGATTCGTCATTAGAAGGTTGATTAGACATGCTTATTTTACCATCTTTTTCTTTAATAAAAAAACCTCCTTTCATATATTAAACTAATAGATTTTTTTATCTAAAACTTTCGATTTGTAGTATATAATGTCCCAATTGATTAAACCACTTAATAAAAGTCGAAGCGATTATGTTTATTTCGATATTTCAACCTATAACGCTTTAGAAACTGAAGAACAAGGACAGACCTTTCGTTACAGCGAAATTCGCCCAAGCCCTTTTTTAGATGGTCCACCTGAAGACTATGAAATGTCTATTATTCGTTTTTCAATTGATACAGACAGCCCTGTATTTATTCCACAAATTGCTGCCGACCAACCAGACCGTGATAAAACCGTTTATGTTATGAGCCTTCAAGTATTAGTGCTTGGTAATTATGTCAATTACTCGCAAAATATTAGTTGGATTCCAGAAAATGAATCTGTACCTCCACCAACAGCACCAAATCAAACTCATAACAAACAAGCCCAATATTCAAGTGGTTATTACGATACTTCTTCTTATAATTATCTTATGTATTTATTAACAGTTTCTGCTAAACAACTTATGGATCAAGCAGGTGTGGCTATTACCGAAGCTCCAACTTTTAAATGGAATGAAGAAGATGACACCATGTCTATTTTATTCCCTGCTTCGTTTAATCAAACTGTTTCTATTGTAGCTGGTGAGCCTGTATTATCCACACCATTATATAAATTATATTTTAATATTCCATTATTTCAATTATTTAATACTATTCCAGCAATCTTCAAAGGATACAACAGAACCTTTGGAGTAACACCTGAATTTAATTACTATATTCCATCTAAAGATATTCAAGAGACAAATAAAATAACAGGTACAACCCAAGATTTATATATTACAAAACAAGAAACATCAACAGGTGCTATTTTGTCTCCATTCTCTTGTTTAGTATTTACTTCAAATAGTCTTCCTATTGTTGCTTCTAGTGTTTCCCCTCCACAACGTTATGTAAATGGAACTCTACTAATGGCCGAAGGAAGCCAAAACGACCAAGCAAATATTATTACAGATATTCGCACTGCTTCTAATGTTTATTCTCCAAGTGTTTTATATGAGCCGTCTTCAGAATACCGCTGGGTGACCCTATTAGGCAATACAAAATTATATAAATTAGATATTGAAGTATATTACCGTCTAAAAACAGGTGATTTATATCCAGTTCGTCTAAAAAATAACTCAAATTTTAATATGAAATTAGTTTTTAAGAAAAAATAATATAAAGACTTATACCATATTATAACAGAATATGCCGAAGAAGCCAATTGATTACTCAAAAACTATTATGTATCATTTTGTTTGTGAAGATTCAACTATTACAAATGAATATGTAGGACATACTACAGATTGGTCTTCTCGTAAAAGACATCATAAAAGTAATGTTTCAAATATAAACTCTAAAGAACATAATAGCAAAAAATATAAAATAATGAATGAAAACGGAGGATGGGAAAATTGGAGAATGGTTCCTATTGAAGAATATCCTTGTGAAACTGAAATTCAAGCACGTATTCGTGAAGAATATTGGAGGAAAGAATTAAAAGCAGATATGAATACTAATCGTGCTTATAGAACAGAAGAAGAAAAAAAAGAATCACAAAAAAAAGCAGATTTAATTCGTAGACCTATTGATAATAAAAAACATAAAATTAAATATCATACAGACCCTGTATTTAGACTTGCTGAACTTTCAAGAAAAAAAAATGAAAAAGAAAAGAGAAATAATAAAGATAAAGTAAATGAAAAACGACGAATTCTTCGTCATAATAATAAAGAATTACTAAAACAAGAAACAGAATGTCAACGATATTATAGAAATATGAAAAAACCTTATGAAGATATTTTTAAAGGTTCTTGTCTTCAAAAACTTCTTTTTTAAATTTTTAATATATAAGTAAAAAAATAATATTAAAAATTATCGATATGTAATATATATCATGAGTGGAATGCCCAGTTTTCGTACCTTTAAAGTAATTGATTCGGTAATCGGAGATATTTCGCCTGACACCGATTATGGCGTAATTTCAGGCCCAGCAAACAAAACATATGTAGCGTCTACTGCTAATAGCCGTAGTAATTCTACTCTTTCCTTTTCTTGTCCAGTCCCCTCGCAAAATACTCTTGTCGATCGCCAAATTTTACTCCAAGCCCCTATGCAATTTCGGGTCCGATACCGTGTTCCAACTGCTGGTCTACCTTGCGAATTCAGCTATGGTTACAATGATTCCCTTCAAGCCTTTCCAATGGCTCAAATCATGACGAGTTTACAAGCAACAATTAATAACACCACCGTAGCCAATGAGGTTAATTATTCTCTCCCTGCTCTTCTTAAAGTAAATAACGTAGACGAACTTATGCGTTACAACTCGATGTCGCCATCTCTTCCTGATCAAGCTTATGCTCAATATGCTGATGGTAAAGATGCAACAAATTCGCCTCTCGGTTCGTTTGTAAATGGCGGTTACAATGTCAACCTTGCAGGCCGTGGTTCTTACCCTGCTAAAATTGAACGTTTAAAAACTAACGCTGCTGGTGTTGCTTATGCTGGTGTAGATCAAACTTCTGACGTAGCCATCGCCGATGGTGATTTTTTCATCTACACTGTCCGTGTAACTGTGACTGAGCCAATCTTCTGCTCCCCTTTTATCTGGAGTGGTCTTCACGATGAGCAATCGGCTGCTTTCCTTGGTATTAACACCATTTCGCTAAACATTAACGTAGATTCGCAATACCGTCGACTTTGGTCGTCGGCATCGAGTGTTTATGACGCTGGTTCTAATCCACTAGGCCAATATGTTGGTATTGAGGCTGGAACAGCTGCTGATAGCAATTTCTTCGGCGGCGCTGCTTACGATAGTGTAACCCAAAAGAGTTCTTTCCCATCTCTATTACTCAATTATATGACTTCGCAACCTTCTCAAGTGCTTGATGTGCGAAATGTAATCCCATACATGTCTATGGATAGTAAAGTCACAGCTAAATCGGGAGCAGTTCCTGCTTTTCCTGCTGATGGAAGCGTTCCTGCAAGTGTATCTATTTCGTCATCTACTTTTACTCTTAACCAAGTTCCAGACCAAGTTCTTGTCTACGCACAAAAGAAATGGTCGAGCAAAAACCCAACTGATTCATCTAGTTTCCTTGCTATTAAACAAATTAATGTAAATTTCAATAATCAAGCTGGTCTCCTTTCTTCTGCTTCTCCTGAAGATCTTTGGCGTATGTCTAGCAAAAATGCCTGCAATCAAAATTATCTTGAGTGGGTTGGTAGTGCTAATGCTACAACTGCTAATGGTCTTGGTAAAGTAATCGGCACAACTGGTTCGATGCTTGTTGTAAGTCCTGCTCTTGACCTTTCGCTTCCTGACTTCCTTTCGGCAGGTTCTCTTGGACAATTTCAATTCCAAATTGACGTTCAAGTCATGAATCAAGGCAAAGCCATCGCAGAGGGTGACCTTGAACTTGTTTGCCTATTTGTAAATTCTGGTATTCTTCAAACCGAAAGTGGAATGTCTAGCCTATATACTGGTCTTCTTGATAAGTCACTTGTTCTTGAGACAAAAGACCAATCGGAAGGTATCAAATACTCCAACCGTGTAGTAGGTGGTATGGCTGTTCGTCGCCGCCATCTTATTCGCAAAATGGGGGATAAAATTGCATCGGCAGCAAAAGCTGGAAAATCAAAATTAGAGAGCCTTTTCTAAAAAAATATCGATACTTAATTTATATAATGAGTTCAATTTCGTATGACATACCTTACAATGAAAAAGTCCGTAATCAAACTGCTGCACAACTAAAAAAAAAGATTAAATCAGAACCTCAACCTGATCATTATGAGATTCCTTCTGTTCATCGTGTACAAAACCAAACTCGCTACAAGGACCGCACATTAATTGCCCCTGATATGAGTAATAAAACAATGCTAGGGAATGGAAGGGTAAAAAGTGATAGTTCAGAGGCTCAACATGTAGGAGGTGCAAAATGTGTTAAATGTATGGGAAGGCCTAAAGGTGGTCGTATTTCTGGAGGCCGTGATACATCGTCTGGTGCTGGTCGTGATACATCGTCTGGTGCTGGATTATCGCACCCTATTGGATTACCTAAACCTGTGCTTCGTAAAGGTAGTGGAAAACCATCAAAAGAACAAATGGAAAAACTAATGAAATTAATGTCTGAAAAAAAAGGTGCTGGATTTCTAAAAGGTTTTAAACAAATTTTTAAACAAAGTCCTGTTAAAACACTAAAAG